GTTGCAACCGTTGCACCACCACCTAACCACAACCATTTATTATCATACCACTTTGGCATCATAATATCAATAGTCTCACGGAGTTTCTTATTTTCCTGTTCCATCAAATTGATTACAGTCTGACGGTTTTCTAATTGACTTTCGTAAACAAGTGCTCGTTGTTTTTGTGTACTAACAAGAGTATCTTGTGCAATGATTATATCTTTTTGCCAACGAATAGTATCTTTTAATAATTGGATTTTGTTAGCAAGAGTAAGTATGTTACTTTTTGGCAAACAAACTACTGAATCTTGTGATTGCCCATTTGATGTAATAACCGCAAGCAGAAATAAAATTGGTAATGTCCATTTCATATCACTCCTCGATGAATTCTTCTAAAAATTTTACCGCCGAATCTGAATGATTGATTGGTGGTGTTTTGTATTTTACAAATGTTTGTTTTACTATCTTTACCGTTTCTTCTTGATGGGTAACGGCAGAATCTAATAATTGTGCAACAACAAGAATACTGTCATACTTTTGATGATATTTGTCTACTTCTGCACGAAGTGAATCGGCAATTCTCATATTCTCCGTTACTCGTTCATCTTGCATCATAGAAGAATAAATAGCCATACCAACACCACCGATGGCGATTATTGGTATTAGAATGTTCATAATAATGTTCTTTATCATTTACTTACTCGGATTCGTTGATACAAATTTTGCTTTACCACGTCCAGTTGAACCATGTTTACGTTTACGTGATACCGCACTTTTCTTCTGTTTGGATGACATACCAGATGCTTTACTAGCAGGAACACATTTTGGATAAGCTCTCTTACCACCCTTTCTCTGCTTTGAACCAGCGGATGCACCACATGGAGGATGACCACCCGATTTTGTTTTTCGAGAAATATCCACCCATTTTTCCCTGAACCATTTGGTTAATCCACCGGAAGGTTTCTTTCCTTCCATGAGATATTCCTTCACGTATTCACGGATAACTAATTTTGCGATATGTTCTTGACACTGTGTCATAAGAATAAATATAAACTTACTTCAAAGTCTTAAATTTATTGAGAGGAACAAATTTAACAACACCTTGTTGTAAGGTTGGGTCATTCACATTATCACGGATTGTCAAATAAACATTTTTCAATTCAGTTGGAAGAGTACCATTATACCACTTTTTTACATAAAAATCAAGTCCTTCGTTTATTACCTGTTCTAATCTGTATTTATATGGTGCCTTCATTAGTTCTATACCACGTAAACGAGGTGAAGTGATAGGGCTACCGTTATAGATAGATTCACTAGTTTCAAGTGTATCTCGGAAAGTATATCCCGTTACGGATGATATTGTTATTGGTAGGTTTGATATAGAACCACCAAGTCTTCTATCAAACGCAAGATTACTCAATGTTACAGTTATTGCGAATTGATATTCATCACTTCCGTTTTGTTTTTTGACAACCGATTCATGTAAATCAACTGTTATATCCATTAATGCCGGATTTGTTCTATCTAAATCTATCGTTAATCCATATTTGTTAGCCATTGAAAACATCCTTTGTAATATCACTAAAAGTGCTTGTAATATCAGGTGCCGTTGTAGTTGTTGTTGGAACTGACGGTGTAGTTGGCGTTGTTGGAGTCGATGGGACAGTCGGCGTAGTTGGTGTAGTTGGAACCGTTGGTGTTGTTGGAACCGTCGGTGTAGTTGGTATAGTTGGTGTAGTTGGAACCGTTGGTGTAGTTGGTATCTTTATTTCCGGTAAAGGTATGTTCAATAAACCAAACCACGGAATAGGTGGTCCCGGAACAGGTGATGGAAATAAAGGTATTATTCCTGTGTATATTCCTGCCACTGTTAATTGATGACCAATCAAAGAATTATACAATTTTACAATTGCTTCGGGAGTTGATTGTGCAGATTTGAATGTTTCTTTTAAATCTTTATTCAAGGGTATTGGTGAACCTGGAAAAAGTATGGTAGTACCGCCAGTTGGTGCAATACAAGGTGGCATAGGTGGCATAGGAGACATAACCGCAGTCAACCAATACAAAGAAAATCCAGATGCCATTACCGTATATGCAATACCAGAAACATCCAAAGAATCAATTATACCTTGTAGTTTTCTTAAATTGTTATAGATTTCCTCTGATATTTTATCTATACCCGCGTTTAATTGAGAAACGAGTTGACCTATTATAGAGTCAATCAGTCCAGATATAATCCCACCTAAAAATGCAAGTGGTGCAGGTAGTGAGGAAACTAATGAATTTATTTGACCTGATATGAATTGTTGTGCGTCTCTTAGAGCCGTTTTAGAACCAGCTTGTAATTCTTTTATCGTAGATGTTATACTGGCTATAATTGAACTCAATATTGCTTTTGTTTGTGACCCGTAGAAATTTATATCAAGTGATAATTCGATAAAAGTTTTTAATACTGTCTTATCTGCATTTATCAGAGGTGCACCAAACATTGTTGTTGTTTGACCTATGTTCGATAGATGATATGCAGTTGCAATTGCATCGGCGGCATCTGACCTACTTTGTGGTAAGTGAGATTCAAAATAAGGTGTTAGGAGAAGATTGAATGTTGCAGCATTCATAATTTATGTCTTATCAATAGAACCCTTACCACTCGATGGCCAACCAAATCTACAAGACCAATATCTTGCAGATGTTCTTGGCCCAGGTGAATCACAACGATGTCTTGCACGGAATGATTTACGACGTTGTGGGTCTGACTTCTTTATCTTCATCGTCTTTTTACCACCAGTACCCAAGTGACCAAAGTTTACTTTTACAACATTACCCTTTGGGTTTTTCACATATACGGAAAATTTCTTTGGGCCGGATGGTGTTCTGAAAGGTTTACCAAGAGAAACTTTACGTCCACGATATTCAGCTTCACCAAGAAAATCTTTACCTTCTTGAATTGCAAAATTTAATTCTACGATTTTACCACATTCGTTTGTTTTATATGATTCCAAACGATACTCTGGGTTTTGAATTGTTTCTTTTACTTTACGATAACCACCACCAGCGGATTTATATGCTTTAACAAGTGCGGCCGAGGCATACGCACTCGGCCATACTTTAAATTTCTTCTTAATGCGTGACTTTACACTACTATACAATTTCTTGTTAGTAGGCACATTCCGTTCTATAACAATCTCTTTTGCCATACTTATTGCCCTTTTCGTGTGAACTTCTCAGCCGCTGCAACACCAAGACCAACGATGATGATATACATCAAACCTTCAAAGATAAACTCTGTGATTTGAAATCCCCAAAAAAGATTTGCACACCATGTTATCAACATAGCAGCTACACACAAAAACGTTACAACTCTTTTAGAAGATACTGAACCATCAACGTCTGAAATCATTGATGATAATCCAGCTTTAAGTTGTTCCATCATCCGGGTTCTCCAATTTCTGAATAAAATCTTCACGAAACTTTTGAAACTCATCTTCTATCTTTTGAAGAATTTGTTCCTTTGTGGTGCCAGTATCCCATTTCTCGGCATCACCGAAACTATTTGCAAATTCTACTTTTGAAAGTTCCTCTGCTATTAAATTTTTATCCTTCTCTGCTTCTTGTAGCCAAGCAAGTGCGTTTAATTTTACCTTTTCACGTTCGTATTCTTCCCATTTACCATCTAATCTAATTTGATGTTCCATGTCAACCACACAATCAAAACACATACCGTGTATTTTTTTCATCTTATCATCTAATCTTTTAGGGACACCACAGGTACAACTTTCTTTTGGACAATTTGGAAACTCATTGAGATACTTGTGCAAATCTTGTTGCCATTCTTTACCAAGTTTTGCAATATATCCATTCTTTTGTTCCCACTCATTACCATCTGAATCAAACCATCTGTCACCGATTTCTCTTGTAACCTTCGGTTCTTCAGTTGGTTTGTAACCAACCTGTATGGTATTTTGAGATTGATGTTCTCCTCGTAAAAGTTTTTTAACGTCTTGTATGTTGTCAATTTTTATGTCCGCCATATACCACCAAAATTAGAATGAAACTATATTCTATAAATATCAACCAAATTTAAAATAACCAAGTAATTGATTTACTGGTGCAAATGCACCTGTTAACTTATATGACTTACCATTAAAGTTAAATACTATACCTTCGAGTGGGACGATTGAATTCATTCCACCTGCAGCTTTAATACGAGAAAGTTGTGTTTTCAAAACTTTCAAATCATTCACGTCTGTTGAATTTGAAAGTGTTTGGATTGCGTCTTCAACGTCCTTCCGTATCTTTTGTGTTGTTTTTTCTGGGTTTAGTGCCATTACATCACTAACATTTTTAAGAACTTCAGCACCAAATTTCAAAACAAGAAGTTCGAATGGTTTGATGTTTTTCTTTTGTTGTTCTTGAAGTTTTGTT